CTAATTTCATTTCCTTGGTCATTGTTGATGAAATTTGAGTATATAAAAAGAGCTGTTCGCTCCCTATTTCCGACCAAGGAAACTACAATCCATAACGAAGAGTAGCCAACAAGGGTAACGAACAGCTTATATCTTTGTGGATATAACACAGTCGAATGGATATAATAAATCCACTCTTCGAAAGGTTTATGTATGTTTCCTTGGTCTGTGAAACACCGCAAAGATAACTCAAATTTCCAAAATGCCAAAACAAAATCTATTAATGCGTCTATTGTTTGATACCAAACTCCAACTCCACCCATGCTATCGCATGCTCGTCTACTACCTGACCATCTTTTGTAAGATAGTGTGATCCTGTGTAATGTCCGAAATCCATTCGTCTATTCATTCCACCGTCTCCATATCGGAGAAGAAGTGGTTTATCGACATGTAGAGTTTTATCTATGCTTGTCCACATAATTTTTTCATAATAAAGCTTCTTGATTAAATATTCACCCCAAGCATCTGAAATTGCAATCAATGCATTAGCAAAGGATTTTAATGCTAAGGCTATATATGCTAATGCTATTGCGATTAATTGAATAGGAGTTGATATTATCGTGATGGGGTATTTGATAACAGTGTGAAGTATCTTTATTTTATTTTCTTTCATAATGCATATAGGTTATTCGTTATAATTTCGGGATAGTACACTCATGGTTAATCTCCTTTTTTCCTCCTTTATTTAATCGAAATACATTACTTTCTGACCTATACACACCTTGAATCTTGACAGGCCTTCAGAGCATTGAGTAATATAGTTATGGTTATATTTGTTAATGAATGCACCTGTACGCTTATGATATCTGATACAAGCATTTTCTGGATATTTAGCCAAAATTTCTTTCTCATTTACGAAACTATCTAACAAATTATCCCTATGCGATACCTTGTACCACTTCACTTGTTTTCTTATCTTTTTAAAGTATTTTGCTTTCATAGTTATTCTCCTTTCTTTCTGTTTTTATATTTTCGGTCAAGTCGTTCCCATTCGATCCAAATAATCATTAGTGAAAGTATTACTATTTCAAGAATATCTTTCATATTAATTAATCTTAGAAGTTACACCCAAACACAATACTTTGTCAGACACACCTATATCGTCAAATTCCAAAGTTAAATATTCGGTATCGTAAGGATAAGGATACCTGCACTGCTTTAATTCTTCTTCAGACAATTCCCGTCTAACACGCATCTCTATTTCATAATCATCGGAAAGATTTTCGATGATTTTTCTAAGTTGCCCTACATTCTTTATTTCCATGTTTTAGTCTCCTTTCTCTTTAATTCGTTTCAACACATCTTTGTTGGCTTCGAGTATTTCATCGAAGGTGGGGATTGGCATCCACATGTCGCAAACGTAATCACCATAATCTTCAAATTCAAAATCCGGTGATGTTGACACTTGTGGTTGACATCCTGGAATTGGATTGATGAATCCGCTCACAATGGCTCCGTTTGATACCATTCTGCAAAGAACAAGTTCATTTTCTTTAGGCAACCGTTCTTCCACACTTATCCAAGGTGATTGCTTTGACTGCCATTCGGCGCCTTTAATAAAATATTTTTTTGCTACCATTGGCAATCCTCCCCAATCAGGCATCTTATCGTAAGCCATACTTTTGGCTGCTTCTTCTACTGTCTGTTTCATATTTACTTTGTCTATATAAGTTTTAACGCTTCCTGAATTCCGGCTTCCAATGCTTCCTCGTAGGTGTTGTAACGAACAGGGGCTCTGTCCTCCAATCCTATCAGGTCATGGGTAGGTATTGTCAGAATATCGTAAAGCCAATAGTCTCCATACATATAGCCTATTTCGATATGGAGGAACTTAGTGTTCCTCAACCACTTTTGGGTGAGAGATTGGGTAGGTGCAGAAAAACAATCATCCTTTTCATTGAAATTCTCGGATTCGTCGTAAGTTTCAGACAGTTTCATGTCACCTTCTATGGAATCTGCTTCATAAAAAGTAAATACATCTTCACTAAACCCTTTTTCTTTCAGCAGCTTTGCTGTTTCTAATTTTACAAATTCTTCGATCATAATTATTCTCCTTTCTTCTTTTCACATTCTTCACAATGTAGTTTGTAAGCATGGGCAAACAACCTTATCCAGTGTTTGTTATTTCATTGCTTGTAGAGAAAGCCTAAAGATTGTATTCAACCTTTTGCTTTTCTTTGTACATTTTCCATTGTCGGAACTCTTTCAGTTCCGACAGTGCTTCATCAGCCCCCTTTATGAAGGCATAAACCAATGGTACTTCGTCTAATGTGAACCCAGCTTGTTTCACCAAGTCCAATCTTAATTTTTCATCTTTTTTCGTTATAAACATAATTCAATCTCCTTTCTATATTGTTTTACGTTAATTATCCAAATATTCTATTCTTTTAAAAATTTCATGGATCAATTGTGGACACATAGAATTTCCATAAGCATGAAATACTTCTTCTTTTAGTCGAGATTTGCCATACAATTCAGATGATCTATCGGAAAACCCATAACCCACGCTACAAACCGATGGTTGACTAACCCACGAAATCCCAACCGATAAAGATGTTCCGGCAAACATCCGGCGCTCCTTGATAATCTCTTGGCATACATTGGAGAAGAAAGATTTTCCCG